GCACCAGAGCAAGCACGTATGGTACTGCCACAGTCTACCATGACTGAGTGGTACTGGTCGGGTAGCCTTGATGCCTTAGCTGACATGTGTAACCTACGTTGCACAGGTGACACACAACTTGAGACACGCCTAGTAGCTAATCAAATCTGTGATAAGATGAGGGAACTATTCCCTGTGTCGTGGCTGGCATTGAGAGGACTATGATACTAACACTATTGTATTATTAAACTACCTAAAATGGGTATAAGTAATACGATGATATTATTTATGTGGAGACCAATGATGACTAAACGAATACCCATGAAAGGTGGCGATGAGTATGATGGACTAACTAAAGCACGTAGGTTTCTATTATGGAAAGCAGGGCAGTTAAAGAAGATCAAACGTGCATACAACAAAAGGTTTCGTAAACATATCAAGGGGTTGAAAGATGAATGATCTTATTAAGATAGAGACTATAACAGACCATGAGGATGGGTCAGCTACACTAACACTTGACTTGGATGCAGAAACATATCACAAGATATTTGAGTACGGTTTCGTAAAGCTTATCATGAAGGGGATGGAAGTAGATGTACCTAACTGAAGCGTTAGTATGTGTTGGCCTGGTTTATCTAGGCTACTTCATTGGAAAGAACTACATAAAGAAAGGTAAGAAGTAATGCGTAAGTATATAGTACGTTACCACACAGGCTTTGATGATTGGATGTGTGCAACACATGAGAATCCATTCACGTATAACTCTGAGCCTATCTTATTTGATAGCCAAGAGGCAGCAGTACAACACGCTAAGCAATATGCTGAGGCAGTAGTAGAGGTATATCAAAGTGTTCACCGTTGAGATGGAAGATGAAGAAACAACTATAACTACTATAGATGAGTCATGTACATACGGTGACGTTAAGATATACATGGATCAAGAGAGTGTAGGGATTACACAAGAGGGTAGTGATGGTGATATGGAATACACTATATTTATAGAGATGAGCCACCAACAATTTGCTGACCTTCTTGCATCCATGAAGCAACCTGTCGGATCATACTACATTAAAGAAAGAAGAATACGAACATGATGGAGTTAGCACTGGTTAAGTCCTTGATGGATAAGGATTTTTATACCAAGCACAAAGGTATTAGATGCCCAGATAAACTATTCAGTAAAGATGTACGTAAGATTAAGCAGACACTTGACTATGCTATGCGTGAGTATGGCAACAGCTTAACAGGATCAGAGCTTGAGGCTTTGTTCTTTGCTACTAACAACAGCATGACTACAGCTAACAAGGATGTGTATAAAGGTTTGTTCCGTATGCTTAACAAGGAGCAGCCTATGTCTCAGCCTATTGCTGAGGAAGTAATGTCTAAACTATTCCAACAGGTTGTCGGTGAAGAGGTAGCTAACTTAGGCTTTGAGTATGTCAATGGATCACAGACTTCACTAGAACCTTTACGTAACATACTATCCAACTATCAGGATGACTTCCTACCTAACCTTAATGTTGAGTGGGAAGACTTATCAATGGAGGCACTGCTTGCTGCTGCTGATGAGGAATCACAATGGAAGTTTAACATCCCTTCACTACGCCGTAAGATTGAGGGCATTAGCGCTGGGCATATGGTGATCGTAGGGGCTAGGCCCAACACAGGTAAGACATCCTTCCATGCTTCCATCGTGGCTGCTGAGGGTGGCTTTGCCCATCAGGGTGCCAAGTGTGTCATCTTCTGTAATGAAGAGGCTGCGACCCGTGTTGGTGCACGTTACCTTAGCGCTGGTAGTGGCATGTCTATTGAGGAAGTACGTAAGAACCAAGCCCTAGCTGGGCTACGCTGGTCTAAGGTCAACCCTAATGTTAAGATCTTAGATAGTGTAGGTAAGGACTTGTCATACGTTGAGGCTATACTTAAGCGTGAGATGCCTGACATTGTTATCCTGGATATGGGTGATAAGTTTGCTAACAAGACCAGTGATAAGTCTGATGTGTATCTTAAGGAAGCTGCCATCTATGCACGTAACATAGCTAAGCAGTATCGGTGTGCTGTCATCTGGATGTCACAGCTTAGTGCTGTAGCTGAGGGTAAGGTACACGTAGACCAATCAATGCTTGAAGGTAGTAAGACAGGCAAGGCTGCTGAGGCTGACCTCATGATCCTCATCAGTAAGAATGCTACAGTTGAGGGGCAAGAAGAAGCTGATACCCAGCGCCACCTTAACATTGCTAAAAATAAGTTGACAGGTGGATGGCATGGGCTTATACACTGTGACCTTGATGGGGCACGATCTATTTATTCTGCATAGGAGACATGATGAGACTAGTACTAGACGTAGAGAACACTACAAGTAACCGTGGTGGTAAGCTACACCTTGATCCATTTGAAGAGGGTAACATCCTAGTACAAGTTGGTGTCAAGAACATGGATAAGCCTGATGAAAGACACATGCTTACCTTTGATCATAAGGAATACAAGGATCGCAATGGGGCTAATCACTTCATCATCCAAGCATTCCTTGCTGAGACTACACTACTGATCATGCACAATGCACAGCATGACTTGATGTGGCTATGGGCTAGTGGCTTTAAGTATGACGGGTTGATATGGGATACCATGTTAGCTGAGTATGTATTGCTACGTGGTCAGAAGCTACCGCTAAGCCTTGATGCCTGTGCCCAGCGCCGTGAACTTACATTTCAGAAGGATGATACATTAAAGAAATACTTTAAAGAAGGATACAACACCGATGAGATACCTCTCTCTGAGCTTAGCTTTTATCTTGGGTGTGACCTTGATACCACTGGGGAGTTGTATGAAGCGCAGTGTGCAGACTACGCCACCTCAGATAGTGCAGGACTCACCAATGTTAGAGACACCACCTTCCGTGTCTGTCAAACCCTTACTAGAATGTACATGTCAGGGATCAAGGTGGATAGAGCCTCCCTCAACGCAGTAAGAAAAGAGTTTGAACAAGAGAAGGCTGACATTGAGGATCGCCTACAAGATCAAGTCAAGACACTGATGGGTGACACACCTATTAACCTTAACTCACCTGAGCAAATGTCGCAGGTGGTGTTCAGTAGGTCGGTTAACAACAAGAAGGAATGGGTAGAACTGTTTGACTTCGTTAAGACACCTGCTGAGTTCAAGGCTACGGTTAACGCTAACACTACTGTGTTGACTAGGACTACAGCATTCACCTGCCCAACATGTCAGGGTGTAGGTAAGACACATAAGATCAAGAAGGATGGCACTAAGTTTGCTGTGCCTAACAAGTGTGCTGACTGTGCTGCACGTGGCTACCAGCTTAAGAAGACTAATCATATTGCAGGGCTAGCGTTTACTGCACCAAGTAAGGAATGGGTAAGCGCTAATGGATTCGGAACAGGGAAGGATAACCTAGATGCGTTGGTTGGAACAGCCAAGAGTAAGGGCATGGATACTGCAGTTAAGTTTCTTCAAGACCTCAAGCGTCTTAGTGCTGTGTCTAGTTATCTATCTAGCTTTGTTGAAGGCATTGACGTATACACTAAGTCTAATGATGTCCTTCATGTAAGCCTGACCCAACACATTACATCTACTGGTAGGTTCTCAGGACGTAACCCTAACATGCAGAACATGCCACGTGGTGGTACATTCCCGGTCAAGCGTGTGTTCGTAAGTCGTTGGGAACATGGACAAATACTTGAGGCTGACTTTGCTCAGCTTGAGTTTCGTGTGGCTGCATTCCTATCACAAGACCCTGTAGCTATGGCTGAGATCAACACAGGATTTGATGTGCATAGTTACACAGCTAAGGTTATCACTGATGCAGGTCAGGCTACTACTAGACAAGGGGCCAAGGAACATACGTTTGCACCCCTCTTCGGGGCCACAGGTTATGGTAGGAGCAAGGCTGAGGAAGCTTACTACATCCACTTCACACAGAAGTATGAGGGCGTAGCTGCATGGCACAAGAGCTTAGGTGATGAGGCCATCAGGTTCCAGAAGATTACTACACCATCAGGTAGACAGTATGCTTTCCCTGATGTTAAACGTAATAAGAATGGTGGGGTATCACACTTCACTATGATTAAAAACTATCCTGTTCAAGGATTTGCTACGGGTGATGTTGTTCCTGTAGTGTTAATGGAGATGGAACGTAGGCTTATGCCATTACAATCTTGCTTGGTTAACACGGTGCATGACTCAACCGTAGTAGATGTACACCCTGATGAGGTGGAGCAAGTCATTGATATCATTACACAAATGAATGAAGGACTTAACCTACTTATCAAGGATGCATATGGTGTTGATGTCAACGTGCCACTATTATTAGAGGCAAAGATAGGGCCGAATTGGCTTGACACCAAAGACGTAGCATGATATAACTCCGACTCTTGTAACATTATAAAGGACTAATAAATGTCTAACGAACTAATAGCTGCACAAGGTATGTCTATCGCTGAGATGATGGGTATCCCTTCAAGTGGTGGGTCATCCTCATCATCTAACCTAGCACGTATTTCTGTGCTTAACGACCCTATCATGGGTGTCATTGAAGTGAATGGCAAGAAGGTAAAGACTGAGGTAGTGCCAGGAACAGCCATCAAGGTTGTACTAGGTGAAGATAATACTGTATACTGTGACAGTGTTAATGTACGTACCTATGCTGTACGTCAGCGTTGGTCTAAGTGGGATCAGAACAATAGCACATTCAT